CTAAAGCCGTGCTCGTTGTGTTTAAGCTCCTCAATTTTAGAGACGCTTTTAGGTATAAATACAGGGCTCTTGTATAGTTGAATAGCGTAGGCATTGTCAGTTTCTACAGCTTTTATTCTGGTGCCGCTTGTTAGCTTTATGTTTAAAAATTTTACAGCCATCTTTTATTTATCTCCAGTTAATACCCAATTTGTTAACCTGTCCGCCATTGGTAAAAGTTGCTCCACGTCTCCGCTGGCAATACAAATCTCACAAGCTACTTTTAAGCTGCTTTGTCTAGCTATTAAAAGCTCTCTATTGTCGCCAGATCCCCCGCCTTGTGGTTGTTCGTATACTGGTTTTACTTTTGGATATTTACCGCCCATAAATACGTAGTCGGTCTCTGTACCTATGATAAATTTTTGTTGGTCTTGGCTTTTACTAGAGTATTCGCCTGTATCTCCATTCTCAAAGCTGACCTCAAATTTGTAGTATAAATTACCTCCTTGCCCTGTCCATGTGCCGTTTGATTGCACCGCTGTAACTTTGCTCTTTTTACTCATAATGCTAATTGATTAATTTTGGTTTATTTAAATATTCCCACTCTCTTATAGTCGCGTTCTGTGGGTTTCTCTCGCCTTTATTCCAATTTTCGCGACCTTTTACAAAGTCGTCGTATTGCTTATTTATTTGCTGCTCCAGCATTGCCTCGCGGTCTAATTGTTGGAGGCGTGTACCTAAAAATATTCGTTTAAAAAATCCCATATTAATCAATTTTATAAAAAATTATTGTCCATCCCTTTGAGTATTTCTCTCGCAGAGCCTCCATTTTACGTATCGCCTCCTCTGGCGACTTGACAACGTCGAGCTCCTCGTACTTGCCACCGTTGTAGCTCCCTACTATTTTATAGCTATCTCTTATTTTTAGCTTAGCGAGTTGCTTGTGTATGTCTCCAAAAATGTGCTTCATAATTTTTAGTTATTTTGGTTTAAAATTATACAGAATAAAGTATTTCTCTCTACAGTTGTTAGCGTGTCCTTAAAGTTTGTAGCTGAGCCAATCCAAGAAATATTTAATCCAGTACTAGTCAATTGATAAGTACACTCTGCTCTTTTTCCTCTAAATGTTACAATAATAGTTTCCATAATTTTGTTGTTTAGTTCCTTATTGATAATGTAAAGTTACACTAATAACTTTAACTCGCAAGGGAATACTTAAAAAAGTTTAAAAAAAGTTTAAGAAAGTTATATAATAGTAAGATCGAATCCTTGCGGAGCTGCGGCTAAAAGGGCGCGCATTGTTCTACGGCTATTCGTAATATCGTGCTCGCCGTCGGCGTTTATGTCGTAAAAATACGATCCGACCGCAATACAGCCCCTTAGCTGGGTGTAGTAGTTTGCTGGGTGGATAAGTATAAACTCCCTCCCTTTTACGTTGTTAAGTATAAAATGCTCGCCGTACTTTTCACTTGTGCGCTTTTGCACTCTATAGACCCCTGTAGGGATAGCGCTAATATTTGTCATGTTAGCCTTAAAAGGTAGCTCTAGCGTCACACATTCAAAAATAGTGTCTAAGCCATTAAAGAGCTGCATACGTCCCAGCGTTTGCGTGCCGTTGTCGGTTAGCCTTACAAGTACGGCTTTAATTTTTGTCATTTTTAAACTCGTTATAAAATTTATAAAAAGTGTAACCTATTGCGGCGCATAAAGATATTATTCTTAGCCACGCCTCAACGTCCGCAAGGCTTACGCCTATAGCTCCCGCGTTTATCATTGTTATTTTAGTGCTGTCTATTATGTTAATCAGTCCTTTGTTCATTAGCTAAATACACCGCTTGACGTGTACCCTCTGTTTAGGTTAGTAGATAATACGAGACTCGCGTACCAATAGCGCGACGCTGTACTTATTCCGCTGTCGCATTTAATACCTATTAACACCCTTTCGCCTTTTCTTAGGGTGTTAGCCGCAAATTTAAATACAATAGCTTTCTTATTGCTTGCGCTTGAAACTGCCACCGTTACCAATTCTATAAGCGTGACCGTTGTGCTGGTAAGTTGTACGTGCTTTAAACTTATTCCTATGTCGCCCGAGCCGTTTATACCGCTGTCGGTTCTTAACACTACATAGTCAGCCTCTGTGTCGTGGGTTAATAATAAGTTAACGTCGTCAACGCTGGAGCTGGTGGTTTCAGAGGTAGAGTAGAAAGGTAAATAATGCTCGCTTGTGCCTAGATTGTCGTAAAAACTAAGCCCGTAATTTTGTCTTATTTTACCTAATATTTCGCCGTCTACAAATAGCTTTTTTAATAGCTTATCAAATGTAAAATCGTCCGAGCCGCCAAAAGCTCCCCCGTCGTTAAATTGCACGTTTGTATCGTTTCCGCTTGGCGTACCTCCACCACCGCCGCTGTGGTTTAATAAGTCACTAGCTCGCACCATTAACAAGCTGCCCTTTTCGTAGGTGCTTACTGGTTGGATGCTTTCAATATCTAAGTCAGTAGCGCCCTTTACTTGGTTTTCGTCGCTTACCAGCGTGGTAACATTTCCGCCGTATCTATCGCACAGCGTTAATATTTGCCCGTCTTTAATTGCTGAAAGTAAAGCGCTAGTATTTACTTTTGTTATTTGCACGCCGCCCGTTATTTTTACGGTAGTATAGCCTAAAATTGCGCCTTGCATATAGTTCTTATTAATGCCTAGCGTATTGCCTAATATTGGCGGAATACTCATCTCAGAGCCTTGCGGGTTGTTGTCTGGTGGTAGTGGGTCAGTTGTGCCGCCGTTGTCGTCAATATCTGGGTCGTCAATGTCTGGGTAGACAACAATTGGGTCGTCGGTCTCTGTATAAGCTGGGGTAGGTGTTAAATCTAATTTATACCACTCGCCCGCCCACTGGTCAAAATTAGCCGTAAAAGTTCCACGTCTAAAAGCCCACCGACTAACAGCGCCGCCAATTTTATCGTTGTATTTTATAACCTCTGCGGGGCTGTATGTTACGCTTTTAATCGTTGCTTGTAATATAGTGACGGGCTTGTCTTGTCCTTGTAAATACTCATTACATAGTAACTGAGTCGGGTTAATATAGTCGCCACTATTACCACGTCTAAAGCCTCCCGCTGGTAAGTAGTTGGTGCCGTCGTTATGTGTAAGCGTAAAAATTGTATTCTCTCCAGAGTTCAGCTCTCCACTACTAGAGCCGAGCGCCAATTTACCCAAGTTAAGGTCTGCGTTTTGCGTGCTTGGGTTTTGTGCTGCTATTATAGTTGAGCCTATATTATTCTCACTAGCCGCCGTATTGGCTGGGTATAGTGCGCAGCCTATAGGGAAAAGGGCAATATTTTGGCTGCTTTCGTCTGGCGTTGCTGTTGGGTCTAGCCCCGTACTTGCTTGCATAAGCTGGGAACTAGGGAGCTCCGAATAGCTTACCCAGCTACTCGTTGTATTTTGCCAGTAAAAGAAAAAAGGAGTAAATCTAAATTGAACTTCGCCATAAGTGGGCAAAGGTGGTAAGGTCATGTTGTCAATATACGCCCTTATTGTTGCCGTGTCGAATCCTGAAGGGGTGTTTTCTTGGTATTGGGTAACAAGTGAAAAGGGCAAGCCATTAGACGCGTCGCCTGTAGCCCCTACCCACACGTTGCTCATAGTAGAGCCAATCCCTACCAATACTTTAAAAGTAGCGCCAGAATCTAGCACCCACTCCCAGCCTGAGCCGCTGGTACTTTCGTCGGTTAAGTAGTAATTTCCTACTTTTAACACACAGTTAAAATATCCCGTAATATACTCTCCTTGCTGGGCGTGTGGGGTTACGTCTGCCGAGTCCCACTTTTGAGACGCTCTAAGGTTAAGGCTTAAATTCATCTCATTTTCGCCCTGTCCTAAAACGCCTATAGTTGTAAGTGTGTCGTAGCTGTTTGATCCGTCAAATACGACCCCCCTATTACCATGTAAATAAGTAGCTCTTACGCTGTTAAGTTCTGGCTCAAAGGTGTAAGTCCCCCCCGCTAATATGTGCGCCGTAGTCGAGCTTATATTCGTCGAGTTGTCTATTGTTATAGCGTTGTCTTGATTGTTAAGTTTGAACTCATTAGCCACGTCGTCGGGCTGAATAGCTATAGAATAGTTTATTGTGTCGCTGTCGAGTCCGTTGTCTTGTTGAATCCAGTAGTTACCATCAGCGAACAAAAACCTACAGGACAAAGAACGCAGCACGCCCCTAAGCTCGTCTAGGTAATTTCCAATTACTAAAGGGAAATTTTCGTTATCTTTTACAAACGCAGCTCTATTGTAAAATGTCTTTCTTAGTGGGTTGTCTAATATGTTATATGAGGTATTTTGATTCCACCAATCAAAAGCAAACCTATACTTGTAATTTGTTGCTCCTAGTATTGTGTCAATGTCGTATAAATCATGAAAGAACTGGATAGGGTGCGTTAACTCTTTGTAATCGTCTGCGCCTGTAGTTTCTACGTTGTTGTTGTATTTGTCAACTAAGCGCCCTATACTATCGTTTGCTTTTACATTAACAAAATAAGGATAGCTTACATTTGAGTAAGGGGTGTATGCTGGTGTAATCCACCCAGCCCACCAAATAGACGCAGTAGGGCTGTCGCCTTTTCTTATAACTATATACCAGCTCCCCACCTCACTACTAAGTAAGGTATGCACAAAGTCGCGCTCCGCGTCATTTGACACATTAAAACCTATTGAGCAATCGCTTGGCATTATCTCAGCTAAGCGCAATTTTTTGCCCTGTTTCCAGTTTACTTTGAAGCCGTCGGATCGCAAAGTAAAATCTTGCTCCGTTCCTGTGTTGTCGGTTTTGTGGTATATATAGACCGTCCACGCTTGACCTAAGTCGCTTTTAAAAGTGCTTTTGTAGTGTATTAAGCTCATTATACGTTAACGCCTCCTTGTTCTTGTTTTGCCTTGTTAAAAATTAAGAGTAAATCCGAGCCGCTTATTGTTACGTCTGCAATAGCTGGCGCGCCACCTCCTAGAGCGTTGTTTGGTATAATAGTTCCCGCGCTGTTTGGCATAAATAACTCAGGGCCGACCTCCCCAACCATGTAGGGCGTATTTCCCGCAACGGGTCCGCCACTAGCACGCCCCGAAATATTGCCTAAGAAATTAGTTAAAAAACTACCAGCTCCAGTCGCACCGCCTAACCCTGTCGCGCTCATTAAACCAGCTAAGACCGCCGCTTGTGCAATCATAACAGCAATTTGTTTAAGAAAGTCAACGGCAAACGTTTTAAATTTCTCTCCAAAACTTAACACCTTGCCCTCTGCGTCTGTTACTTTATTAAATAGGTTAACAAAGCCCGCCGCGAATTGCTCCATATATTGGGTAGCTAATTCGGTAAAAGTTTCGTTTATGTTTGCCAATTTATCCGACCACGTTATGGTGGACTCGTGCGCTCTCATTATCCCGCTATTGACTAGCTCTAAACTCTGAGGAGCTGTCTCTAAACCTTGTAAACCTATAGCCTCCAAACCACCAGCTCCAGTCTCTGGCGTTGCCTCCTCTGACGTTCCGCCTTTTACTATTCCAGCACTTTGCCCTTTACTACTTAACATATTGCCCAAAGCCGTACCAATCTCGCCGGCTTGGTTTTTCATGCTTTCGCCAAAGCTCTTAAATTCGTGCTCGTATTCTTTTGTCTCTGTTTTTAAATCCTCTAAGCCCGCCGCTAGGTTTTCGTATGCGTTGGGGATTGGGTTCTTTCCGAAAAATTCAAGCACGGAATTAAAGCCTTTTAATACTAGGCTCATAGGGTTGTACTCAATAAGCCATTGCAGCGCCTGTATTAGTGCATTTCGCCACCAGCTCCAGTCTCCCATGCGCTCCTTAAAAGCCTCGAAATTATCGCGTACATATAAGAACGCTATAGCAATGCCAGCTATTGCAGCCACTACCAAACCGACGGGGCTTAATATTGCCCCTATTACTGTCGCAAGTGTACCAAATAAAGTCACTACAGGACCGAGAACAGCAAGCAAGCCCGCAACTACTAAAACAATAGTTTTAGACTTCGTGCTCATGTTACTAATAAAGGTAATAGCATCGCTTAACTTATTGGCTAACTTTTCTAAGATAGGGATAAGCATTTGCCCGAATTGTATAGCTATCCCCTCAGTAGCTGACTTTAGGCGCGTAATAGTCCCCGCTAAGCCCTCCATTTGCGTATTAGCTACATTCTTAGCTGTTCCGCCGCTGTCTTTTAATTCGGCGGTGTAATCTGCCAAACCTTTAGAGCCTGTCTTTAATAAGGCTAACATACTGGGACCTGCTTTTTTTCCGAAAATACTCATTATTTCGGCGGTGCTAGTTCCTTTCTTTTCGATCTGGGCGAGAGAATCTTTAAGGGGTAACATTTTACCCGCTGCATCAAATACATTTATACCAAGCTCCCCCGCTTTATCGCTTAAAGTTGCAAGAATACCACGCAAACCAGTACCGGCGCTTTCGCCCTGAATACCCGCGTCGCTTAATTTACCAATCGCCGCCGTGGTTTCCTCCATTGAAATACCAAAGCCAGCACTTACAGGCGCTACCATTTTCATAGCATTACCTAGACCCTCAAGACTTGTGTTAGAGCTGGTAAAGCCTTTCGCCATTACGTCCGAAAATTTACCTAATTCGCTCGCCTCAGCACCAAAACCGCTCAATACATTCGAGGCAATATCTGCCGCTTGTGCCAGATCCAAACCACCCGCAGCGGCTAGGTCTAAAGTTGCGGGCATAGCCGCCATAATTTGCTGGGTATCAAAGCCCGCCATCCCTAAAAAGCTCATAGCTTCGGCGGCTTGGCTTGCGCTGAATTGCGTGCTTTTTCCTAAATCTTTAGCTTGCTCGTTAAGTGCGTGGAATTCGTTACCAGTTGCGCCAGTAACCGCCTTAACTTTATTCATTGACTTTTCAAACTTAGCCGCAGCCATTACCGCACCCGTTCCGAGTAGCGCAATAGGTCCTGTTAAGTTTCTACTCATTGAGCGCCCCGTAGACTTTAACGAACTACCTACATTTTTAAAGGTTTTACTAGCTTTTTTCATTTTGCTAGTGAACTCTTTAATATCTGCGCCCAGCTTTACCGTTACATTTTTTAAGCCCATTTCTTACGCTTTTTTATTTCGTATCAATTTACGTTTTTCGTTAATGTATTGCAAGCGCTCGGCACTTATTCGCTTAGTGTCTTTAGTAGGCTTTTTATCCCAGTCAAACACCCACAACTTTGTAGGCTCTACGCCCTTTCCTCCTTTTGTGTGGGGTGTTAATAGCGTGCTGGCTAACATTCTGGAGCGTTCCCAATTTTCGCGACTTCTAAGCTGGTGGAGCTGCTCAAAGCCCTCTAGTTTATTGTTCAGCTCTCTAGGTGTAAAGTCGTCCAGTTGTTCGGGTGTCATAAGTAACCACCCAAAGGCGACGCTTTCGAGTTGGTCAAAACTCATGTACGCCCCTTTATTTGGTTGGTTTACTTTTTTTTTGCGCCCTTTTTAGCTGGCTTAGCTGGTGCTAAACTCTTGGTAAACACTTCTAAAACGCTATTTAATGCGCTCTCGTCGGTGTCTAATAAGTCCGCCACGTCGTCAATGTCCAAATTAAAAGGCTCTTTTGTTACGCGCGCGCCGTCTTTTAATCCAGCCCAAACCAAGCCTATAGCTTGCGTCATTGTCATACTCTCGCCTAACTTATCCATGTCCGCTAAGCTCGTGCCTGTAGCGTCAGAAAAAGCCCTTAGAGCTGCAAAGCCATACTTTACGGGGTAAACTACGGCAGCAATTTTTACGGGGGTTGCTTTCATGTTACGCCGTTAATGACTTGTTAAGGTCTCCATTTCCAGCAATAGAAACGCTATAAGTTGCTGTCTCCTCTGTCCCTCCAGAAACTGAAAGGCTAGTAATATAGCCAGAGCCTGAATAAATATAGTCTCCTGTCGCTGGCGATAATAATGTAAATTCTATATCTACCTCTGTGCGAGCGTCTAATAGGTCAAATAAACCTACTAAATCCACCTTTGTAGCTCCTAAGTCTACAGCGTCGTATAGAGCGTCAGAGCTAAGAGACCAGCTACGTAGGCCGCCGCTTATTTCTTTCCACCCTAGCGAGTCCTTTGTTGTAATATCGCGCTCGTCCATTGATAATTCAAGCGAGCAATTAGTTGCGTGTGCTATTATTTGCTCAGCGCTTCCTGTAGCGGCAAGTTTTACAACTAGATCCGTTCCGTTAATTAGTGCCATCTTTTTGCTTTTTTTTGGTTTTTACTTGTTTAAATTTACCGCGCAAAAGCTCGGCTTTATTATCGTCTACCAGCTCCTTAGCTAGTTTCTCGTTTTTCGTTTGTATAAAGTCCCCCGCTTTACTTGTGCGCCAGTCCTCTAAAAGTTTAAGTTTATACATTTCCTTTCGTTTAAGTTAATATCCTAATACTAAAGCTCATTTGTAAATAATAGAGCTGGTTATTGCCGTCGAAATCGGTGCTTTGTCCTGTCATTATACAGCCCTGTGTTGGTACTCCCTTATAAGTTGCGTGTGCTAACTTATCCAATAAATATTGGACGCGAGCTCCTACCTTTAAGGTGTCTCTATATACTGGCATAAAGCACTCTATTTGAAAAGTGACCGTGCTTAAAATAGACTTATTAGCCGTTTTAGTATTCGCATTTTCTACGCTTAAAATATCGTAATATATTCCCTCTTTTGGACTAGCTGTATATATAGCGCTAGGCTGTATTTTGGTCACACTCCCCAATAAATTAACAAGGGTCGTATCGGTGCTAAGCACGTCATAAATTACCTTTCCTGTGTCTAAGCTGGTCGCTGCCATTATTTTAAAAATTTTAGTGCCGCTTTCGCTATTGCTCCCTCTAGTATCTGAGCGCTTTTACCCTTTCCAGCTTCATAGCCTTTTTGGACAAATCTACGCCCTGAAAAACCGACTTTGTAGCCTGTACTATTTCCAAAGTTTACCCAGTGCCCTATATACCCTTTTTCTCTCCATCCTCTTTTGACTCTAGGTCCGACGTACAGGGTAGCAAATTTTTTGCTCTTTCCTGTAATATTACCTATTGACTTTTTAAGGTCTCCCGCCATGTGCTTGCCCACTACTCCGCCTTTACCATATATAAACTTATCGTAATCATCCACAGGTACGGCGGCTTTCATTGCTTTGCGTATAGGTGTCGCAGCTTTACGCATTCCGCTAAGTATTACCTTTCGCGTTAGCTTATCGCTGGCGTTCATTAGAGCCCTCTCTAGTGCCTTTCCGCCCTCTATGTCTGCAAATAGTTTCAATCTCTAGCCTCTCCGATTATTTCTATGTATGCCTTATTTCCTTGCCCTTTATAAGCTACGCTCTCAATATCAAATATTGAGCTTTCGTAGGTAATCGTATCGCGTGAATTCACAGCCTTCACGTCAGAGCTGTATCTTATAGTGAAAATTGCTTTTCGTACACTTGAAAAAATGCCGCCTTGCAATTTCTCCTTTGCCTGTACCCACTTGACCGCTGCCCAAATAGTTAAATTTGTGGCGCTCTCTGTCAAGCCGCCGTAGTCGGTCTCCTGTGTAAAGGTCTTTTTATTTAATTCTATTCTATGTCGAAATTGTCCCGCGTCCATATCTTAGCTCCAGCGGGTATTTTTATACTGGTTTATGATCCGGTTATATCCTAAAGGCAACTCTTTAGGGTTGCCAAAGTTTACCGCGCTCCTATTGTCGTAAAAATGCCCAATAAGTAAATACATAGCTTGCTTTAACGGTAGGGGTAAAACTGGCACCGAGTCAAGCCCCAATTCGGGCGCTAAGTTATAAACCAATTTTATAGCGTTCTGCCCCTCTATTATGTCAGTTGCCCACCCATCTACAGGCTCAACCTTAATAAAACCGCTATATTTTGAATTTGTGTATTTGCTAGTGCTTAAAGTTGTAATTCCGCCGCTGGTATTATTATATAGGATTGAAGGAGCTATAGGGGATGGTGCTACGTTTCCGACGTATTGCAAAACAAAAGCCGCCCCGTTTCTTGGAAAGTGGCTATAATATTCTGAGTAGCTCTTTGCAACTAGCACAGCATTAGTCTCCTTTTCTACTAACTGGCGCGCCATTTTTACCATCTCAGTAATATAGTCGTCGTCTGCTGTGTCGTCAACTCTAAGAAAAGCCTTCGCCTCGTCTAAGCTAATAGGCTCGGTGCCTGTGAAATCAGATACTAATGTAAATACTGCCATAGTTAAAAGTTAAAAATAAGGGCGGCGTTAACCGCCCCTATTAATTATTTACGAGTTTGAATCCGTGAATCTAGCTAAAGTATTAGTAGGGCGAGCCGCTAAGCCGTCCACTAAGTTAGTAACTACTAAACGACCTAAACCTTTCGCCGCGTTTGTGTAAGGGTCAAACAAGACACTCATACCGCCGAATTGTCCTAAGTGAACGTCGCTAAAGTCTCCAAATAAGATTTGGTCGCCAGCGGTTGCCTTATTACCCACGTTATTAGAAACTAAATACTTGTGTGTGTTTATTTGCTTCTGGAAATTATCCATAAATCCAGCCACGTAATCCGTACCAGCTAAAGCCTTTGCAGCTCCTAACCCTGTAGGGTTAAATAGGTAAGCCATACGCGCCGCCGCTGGGTTGATGTTTTGACCTAAAATATACGTCTCTAAGCCTAAAATGTCGGCTATTGTCATATTTGTAGTAGTATCAGCATACGGATGAGCATCTAAAAATATCGACGTTGGACCCGGTGTCGTGTCTGCGTCAGATAATAAGTTCTTCTCAAATTGAGCCATTACAGCCTGAGCCATATTTTTTTGCATTACTGCCTCAACTCCAGAATTTTGAGCTAATAACTCCGCACTCATTCCAACAACAGAAATTATCTTTTTAGGTGTTAAAGACTTAGTACTTAAAGCCCCGCTTTCGGTTACCGTTGTCGTTCCGCTTAAATTCTCTCCTAAGAAAGTCGCAGAAATTGACGACACAATAGGAAATTGTCTATCAGCTTGTAAACCAGAGTAGAAATTTGCACCAGCTTGCACAAGCACAGAGTTTGCCTGTAATTGGTCAACAAACGACGCATTATCTACGCCAGCCTTTTCTCCTACAGCGGCACGCGTTTGCAATACCGATGCTGGAACCGCTACGCCTCTATAAAGTTGGTCGGGTGCCTCCATTCTCGCCTCAGCATCCATCTCTTTAATAACGCCCTCAACTACTCCAGTATAAGCCGCTTTAGCTAAAGCTCCAAAGCTAAACTTTCGTAAGTCTTTGTCTGTTTTAGTTACGTCTTGTATTACGTGGCTTACTGGTGCGTTAGATACCAATTTCAATGAACGCTCTAAGCGGTCAATTCTAGCGTCTAAGTTTTCAACTTTAGCCGTAGCTTCGTCAAAATCTTTTTGCTCTGGTTCTGTTAAGTTTCTATTCTCTCCCTCTGAAAGATTAACTAAGGCTTGCATTTCGTCAATAGCTGACTGGCGCGCCTCTCTTAGTTCTTTAATTGTCTTTTTCATTTTTTACCTAGTTTTAGGATTGTTAATTTTGCCTTTCTTATTTCGTTCTTGTTGTCTGTAGGTGCTTGCACCTCTTTATAATTCTCTAGGCTCCGAATTCCAGCGCTCGTCTGCGGGTACGCGGGTGTCGTTACAAGGCTAACGTCTACTAGCTTTTTAACGTCCTCTATCGTTCGCACATACTTGCCGCCGTTCCTTTTCTCCCAGCTATCTTTGCCCACGTAAAAGCCAAAGCTCATTTTTGAAATGTCCCCGCGCTTTACTAATTCGGCGGTGTCTCTCCCTAGTTGGGTGTTTGGCATTTCCCACTCGCTTAAAAGTCCCTCTTTGTCGCTTGATAATTTAAGCGTGCCGCTGGTACTTCTAGCAAATACTAAGTTATTGTCGTGGTTTAATAATGCCACGCAATCCAGATCTGGAGACGCTAGAGCGTTTTTAAAAGCTCCGTCTTTTATTTGCTCTCTAAATCCTCCTAAGTCCTCGCTAAGCTGTCCGTAAACACTTGCATAGCCGCGAATAGTTACACCGCCCGCCTCGTTGTCTACAGCTCTAAGCTCAGAGCAAGAAATCTGTCTTACCTCTTTCTCGTTAGTCTTTTTCATTTGCTGCCTTTTTAGTATTAATCATATTCATAGGGACGTATAATTTATCCGCGTCGCTTAGGTTGTTCATATTTTCGCGCGCTCTAATTTCGTTTTGTGTTATAGCTCCTATGCTGAATAATTTGGCGTAGTATTCCGCGCGGCTCTTAGCGTCCCCCCTTAACAGAGCATTTGTATTGTGCTCGAAATAACTACGCCCTTTCTCGTTTTCAAAAATTAGCTTTCGATTAAGCTCTTGCTCAATCTTTATCGCTATAGGGTTGATAGTATCAGTTAAAAACTCGATAGACTGGTGCTCGATATTTGAAAAAGTTGAGCGTTCAAGGTCTCCGAGTTTATGCGGGGGTACTCTAAATATTCGGGATATTTCTAAAATAGAAAAGCGCCGAGTTGCTAAAAATTGCGCCTCGTCTGGGCGTAGTTGAATAGGTTTATATTGCATCCCCTCCTCTAAAATAGTGGTCTCAAATTGACCGCCTACGCCAGTGTGGAAAGTTTTACGCCAGCTCTCGCGTAGCGTTTGCAATGCGTCCGAGCCAATAGTAGCGGGGTGCATTAATACGCCCGAAATTTTAGCGCCACTCTCGAAAAATTCTTTTCCGTATTTCTGTGCTGCAATTCCTAGCCCTATGTTATCCTTAGCTTTTGAAATTCTGCTTTGTCCTGTAATACCGTCAAAGCTCATGTCTAAGACGTGGAGCATATCGCTTGCGCTAATATTCCCCTTTATACCCTTAACGCTATACACTAAATTGTCGGCTATTATTTCAGCCTTTACGTTGTCGGGGTGTATAATTTTAAGCCCTACAGGAACGCCACGCTTACCCCTTTCAATAAACGCGTAAGCATTACCGTAAACTAAAAGGATATTTACAAAGGTCTCGAAAAATGTATATTTACTCATTAGAGCGTTAGGCTCGCTATTTACCAGAGTAAACAAAGGGCTTGCTTTATATTTCTCGCGGCCGTTGTCGGTCGTCTTATAATAATTTAAAGGAAGTTGTGCTATTGTTTCGCTTATTACACGAATAGCGGCATATACTGCCGAAAAGGTTAAGGCTGTCTCTGGCGTTACTGCCACGCCTGTACCTAAACCGTTAAGCGCTAAATCCACAAAGCCGCGCTTTTCTGCGGCTTTGGGTGCGTTCGTTAAATACCTCTTTATTCCATCTAGTGCCATTCTATTAAAGGTTTGTGCAATTTAACTCTTATTTATGGAAATTGCAATAGGTTAAAAACTAAATACTTAAAAAACCTCTACCCTGTTGGTAGACGCTGCTCTTTTCTCTTTCTGTAAAAATCATTTCCCCCGTAGCCATTATCATAGCAACGATAGTATCTATTTTATCCTTAGCTTTGTCTTTTACTGGTTTTATGTCGGCGGCGGGATTAGTGGCAAGCTGTACGTTTCCAATTTGCCACCTAAGGACTGGGCAATTAAAATGCACTACCTCCTCTTTTAATATTTTACCCTCTAGGGCTT